TAGTGTAGCAGACCGCTGGTAAGCATTTACAGTTGTAACACTTAATCCAGATGATTCATCCCAGGCAGAACCTGTCCAAGTATATATAGTATTTGTTGTTGTTAACAGTACTGCTTCACCAACATAATTTCCAGAAGCAGGTAGACTACTTACTAATGTTAGTGGAGTATCATTACTTTGTGAAACACTATAATAAGGCTCTAGTTCATAAGTGCCCGCATTGTTTGTAACTTTTGCTATAATAGAGTCTGCATATTTATCCGGTACATATGCAGGAATAAGCAAGCTATTCACAGAAACTATTGCATGGTTTTGTATAGGAGAACTTGCAGTAACAGCAACAGGAGTTCCATTACTTGCAGTAGTAGATACTGTAAAGGTAGTGGTAGAAGGAACCGTTCCTACATAGTACCTAACTTTTTCGCTAATTCCTGTAGGAAGTGCTCCAGTAGCCAAAAAAGCAATCTCATCATCTACACTAAACCCATGCGGCAAAGTTGTGCTTATTATCGAAGGACTTGCTACTGTAAAACCTGCTGTTACTTTATTTAATGAAACAGTTTTATCAACAGCTATAAGAGAGTTATTTATAAATTTTGTTATTCGTAGCCAAATATCTCCAACTTTAATAGAAGCTCCTACTTGATCTGCAAGAGAAGAAAAATTACCTGTACTATCAGAAGATCCGGTACTAGATATATCTCTAACGTAGGAACCATTTGCTATTACTGTAGAGGCTACTGTTGTTAGATTTGAAGATGTTCCTGTGGTAATATCTTTAAAATAGCTATTACCATTTAAAGTTACTTCTAAAAGAACTTTAAAGCCAGAATCTGCATCAAAAGCAATATAGCCAGTTTCTCCTGAAGCAAGATTAGAAAGGGAAAGTGAAGTGTAGCTCATTTAACTCCCTACAGTAGTTTCTTTGCCCTTAGGGGACGTAAAAGTATAATTACTTGGAGCAGTTAAATTACTGCCGGAAAGAATTAATGGTCGATTAAAGGTACCGCCAACAGGCATACTTACAATAGAATCTATACCAGGAGTCTCTAAGGTATCATCTACTGTTACAGTAATTTCAGCCATTTTTGAGGCAGGTCCTACAGAACTTTTAGCTTGAATTCCAAAGCTATAAGTACCTACTGCTACATTATTGTACTTAACACTAGTAGCTGTATCGGGTAAGGTTACAGGAGGAAAAGACTCATCTAAAGAGTATACTATAATCGAGTCGTAATTTTTATCCCCAGGAAGACCTCCGGGGTTGCTATCAGGGCTTACCCAACTTAATTTTATGTCTCTAGAAAAAGCACTATTATTAGTAAAACCATCTCCTTGGGGAATAAGAATTGCGTTGCCCGTAAGTTCTGTAACAGGAGGTATACTACTGTCTCTTGGTTGATAATCTGGCGCTTCTGATAGGTAATCTTCATCAATTAGATCAAATTTACTATTAAAGTGCTCTGCTGCAGTAATACCATAAACTCCTGGAGACTCCTCACTTACGGCCAGCACTTTGTATTCTTTTGGACTACCTTCAACTATATCATCGCCATCTTTTACTGTCAAAGCCCATACAGAATCTTTTGGAATTGAAACACTAAAAGCAGAAGAAACTACTGGTGAATTTGTGGTTCCTGTAGAAGTAACTGTACGTGTCTCTATATGAACATCGGGAGAAAACTGAACCTCGACAGGATTACCGCTAGTATCTACTAGTACTTCGGCACTTTCTTCTGTAGTAACTCCCGTAATAATATCTCCATAGCTAAATGCAGTAGGAGTTCCTCCAATACTTATAGTTGCAGACTCTTGTAGTAAGTAAGTTACAGACCCAGGCACTATAAGGTGTAAATCATATGTATAAGGAGAAGTTAACGTTACTGTATCATCAAGATTTATAGTAGTACCTGTGCTATCTGCTCTAGTTCTTCCAGATTGTCTAACCCTTTCTTTATCAGCATCTTGTACTAATATTACACTGCCTGGCTTAATATAAGAAGCATTTTCTGCTGTTTTGAAGTTAATAATTTCTTTTTGTAATTTAGAAGTTAAAAGTTTCCATTTACCGTATCTGATAGCTTGACTTCTAGAAGTAGCCCCAAAAGCTACAACTTCTGAAGTATTTAACCTATTAGTAGCAATTATATTTTCTATATCATCAATTAGTTCTACAGCTTGCTCATAAAAGTTATCTTTATCATTAAAAGTAACGGCTACTTGATTAATTCTAGTTCTATTTCCTGTTCCTTCATAAGAAAAAACTCCATCAATAATATTGCCTTTTGTAAACGTGTAGACAGGCTCTGATGGTCTATCCCCTTCTAGTATTAGTTGTCCATCTACCCAATACGGTAAAGCTAGCATTATACTACAAAAATCTTTTATAACCTTATATGCTTCTGTAGGTTGTGTCAGATATACACCACAAGTAAATCGAGGTTCTAAGCCTCCTTTTCCATCAGGAACAAGTTCATCACAATATCTTGCTAGAGAATATAAAGAGTAATCGTTTATTTCTGAGGCTGTCATCCATTCTCCAAGGCCCCAACGTTTATTTAGTAGTACTTCTCTTAAACACCAAACAGGATTATTTGTATATGCTCTTCTAAACGAACCATCCCAAGGAACATAACTACTTCCAGCAGCCCCCGTAACAATGCTTCTAGTATAAGCTGCTACGCCATCGACAGCTTCTTCTCTAGTCACATAGTTAGTTGGGACCGAACACTCTACACCAAGACAGTGGTACTTTCTTTCTGGAAACTTTCCCTGGAACTCATTAGACCCAAATTCAATAGCAGCATAAGCAGAATAAGGATATCTAAACTTATCTTCAATATTTGCGCTTGCAGTAGCAAGAATTGTTGTGCCAAATGTAGACCACTTATCACTATCGTAAGTAAAAGAGTCCGGAGTAACCTTGCTAATTTCTATCTGCCAATGGTCGAAAGGTTGAAAAGGTTTTAAGTCTAAGTGTATATCTATGGACCCTGGGTCTGTATCTTCCGCAAAAAATAAACCGCTTCCTGTATACCTATGATTTTCGTCTCCTAGTCCTACGGCTCTAGCCATTAAACTTGTCATTGGAGAAATATCTGTTAGTTTTGGGCCAAGCAAAAGTTTTCTTCTATACGTTGCTTCATTAGATGTTTTATGTTTTAAAACAATTCTAAAACATACACCATTATCTCTTATATCCCCATCCGCATTTGCTTTTTGTGCATATAGACCGGAAGGAAAATTAATTGTTAAATCAATAGAGTCAACAGCTCCTGGATTAGACAAATTAAAACCATTTGTTCCAGTTGTAGCATCTAATATAGTAGCTCCTGCTCCTGTATCTGGTTTTACGTTTCCAAGGTTTGTATTTTCTTTATTTTTCTTTTTTCTTGTATTATGAATGGTCAGGGTAGTACCAGACTCATCTTCAATACTAGTTACTTGCTGAAGCTCTACCCCAGGAGCTATAGTGGTTGTTGTACCCGATGAAAAATTAGAAAGTTTAACAGGGTCTTGAAGTTGCGCTCCTTCTCTAAAATTTGCCTTAACAGAAGAAAAGTTTAGACCAGTACCAACTCTTAAAGTATCATTCATATCAGAAGACGTCATGATTAAAGATTCAATACTTGTCCAGTCTGAATAAGTACCTGTCGTTAAGTCATTATATAAATCGGTTCTGGGTATTGTATCTTCAAGCGCAAAAGTAACTTTTTGGGTCCGTATGGTTGCATTTGTTACTGCCCCAAGGCTTGCAACACCTGTGGTGCTTAGATCAAAGTATATATTTGCACTAGTAAGATCTTTTTGTATCGCAGGAGATATTTCAGCTTGTGTAGCGCTTGTATACGATACAATATAATGAACGCTTACGGTTCCATCTGCTCTACCCGCCTCAATTCTTAATTTAGGTAGAACTTCCTGCACAGAAGGACTAAAACCTACCCAACTACTTTGAAAGAAACTTGTATCTGTTGTAATGGTTGTATCACCAACAGAAGCAGAAACAGTAGATTTAGCAGCAGCGCCTATAAGTAAAACTGGATATGGTTTGCCATCAGAGTAAGAACCAACTGCTCTAAAAGCCTCTACCTCTGTTCCATCACTATTCGCAAAAACAGGAGCACCATTGTACGTTAAACCTTGCTCTTTTGCATCTTTATTTGATATGGGTGTTCCATTTAAAAATATAGAATTTAGGCCATTTTTTAATCTAATAGGCCCTTCACTTATCAGATCCATTACCATACCAACAGAGGTACTATTTAAGTTAATATTACTGGCCATTATCCCCCCAAATTTATATTTATACTTCGTTTAAATAAATCGGTGCCTTCTTGCTCCATACTAAGTTGTTGTGAAAGAGTTTCAAAGAGATCTCCACCACTTGTTTGCCCTGGCATAATCCCTTCTGGCATACCGCTTCCTGGACTAATATTTGCTGGTACAAAAGGAGACCCGGTAATTCTTTCTATTTCTATTAATTGCTCTACTATGTTCTGCGTCATAGTATAACCTCCATTGCCTTCAATAAGAGAAACGTGCAGATCAGCAATATCTCCCTCCCAGCCTCCAGGAACTATGGCAACTTGACCGTCTTCCGCTCCTATACCAGAACTAGACCCCGTACCTCCAACAGACCCATGTGTGCTGTGTCCATTTCCTGCTTGGCTACTAAATGTTCCAGACTTAATTGCATTACTAATAACTATACCACCTACAACCATTTCACCAAGCAAAACTGGAACAGAGGTACCTCTTAGTATATTATTTTCTGCTTGCGTAAATAGGTAATCTCTCTCATCCGTATCAACCGAAGGATCAGGACTCATAATTTGTTCCAATCCTGCTAGAGCAAGACTAGAAGCGATTGCAAAAGTTGTTAGTAGTGCAGCCATTGTCCAGCCAAAAGTACCTGCTGCAAAAGTTGCTGCTACAGGAGCAGCGATAAATGCTATAGCTACTAGTGCAACTGCTGCAAGTATTTTTGCTCCACCAGACTTAGCCCCTGTTGGTATAGGGGTAATTATAATAACATCTTCATTAGATATAGGGTAAAACATTTCTTCTACATCAATATCTACACCCGCAACACTTATATCAATGTCTCCTCCTGCTTCTGCCATATCAATTAAGTCTTGACGAAATCCAGGATAGTTTGCATCTATACAACCAAAAACTTCTCCAAATGTATCAGCTTTCATATTCCATTCAGAGCCATACTTATCTCCAAGATGCCCTTGTAATATTACCTTTTTCATATCTATAAATATTCCTTAAGTTTTTACCCCAAAAAGGGTACATATTCTCCCGGCAGGACAATCTATTAACCGCATGGTGGTACATCTGATCTTTATCTAAGTATACCGCTAAATGGTTTTCTTTATCATGACCAATACTAAAAGTAAGAAGGTCTCCATATTGTAGGTCATTTACTTTTTTAAAAGGCCAGTTTTTAACTTCTTCTTTTATATAGTCGTAGCCTTCTAGCCACCAGTCATCTTTCCAATGCTGACTTCTTTTGGGAGCATAAATACCGTGCATTGTGTACCAATCTCTTGCAGCCTCAAAGCAATCTTTTTCTCCAAAAACATACTCTCTTCCTAAAAGAAATCTGTAGTTCTTAGGGTAAGTAATACTATGTTTAAGAGTTTGTTCATTATAGATTACGTACGGTATGCCTAATGCATTACAAGCACTTAAGTCATGCTCACTGGGAACACAATTATCAGGATGAGTATGTACAATATAAAGTATGTCAGTGTGTAACGAGTAGTAAGCATATAGCTTTGGATCAATTACAAAAGAGTCTTCAGGTGTAGCAGATTTGTTTTCTGACGGTATGTACTTTGCTTTTCCCTTGCTTACCACAATAAAACCACAAGATTCTATTCCAGGGGTAAAAGAAGTTACTATCTGCTTATCTAAATTTTCTTGAAGTTGGGAAACCGCCATAAGGTAAAATTCCTGTTTCTGAAAAAGGTACATGTGGTGATTCATCTACAGACGGCACACTAGCGTTTGCGGAAGAAGGGGTAGACCTAAATCTAGCAATACAACTAGAAAGTTTTTTGCCGCACTCATCTGCTCGTTGCCAGTAAATAGATGTTACAGTAGGAGCTTGAGTATCTGAGTGAGACTTTCTACAAACCCAAATCTGATCGTTGTAGTAAACTAAGTCATTATAAAGCTCGCCCTCTGTAAAAGTATAGTACGTAGTTCCTGCACTATACGTAGTGTACTGTCTAACGCGTCTGGCAACCGAGCTCCCTAAAGTACCTGTTCCGGTTGCATAAGGCTGCCACAAGTTAAAAATGTTGCTACTTGTAGTAGTTCCATCCGGATTATTTCTAGTTCCTGTACTTTGAACCTTATATACTAGGTCTTTTGTATAAGAGCCTCCTGTATGTGCAGTAGATTGTACGTGTGTAGAATCTATAAGCAAATTATTGTTGCGGTCAAAATAAGCAGCAACACCATTGTTATTGTTGCTCCAAGTACAGCCACCAACTCCATTACTTACTGCAGATATTGTAGAAGCCCCTTGATAGCGCCAAGTGCAAGTATTAGGTATTGCATACCTATTAGGTACTGTAACTCCTGCAAGATCAAAAGGTGTTGAAAGTTCAAAAGTTACTAGTTGTGCATTTGCTGCTTCTATCCTATCTATAAGAAATACCTGTTTAGGAAACTCAGTAGGAGCACCAGAACCGCCTGTTCCAGTATACTTTAGTAGAGTTTTCCGTCTAATTACTTTATTACCAATAAGATCATCATTACTAACAATAGAGTTTTCAAAAGTATTTAATACATTTGCAAAAGTAACTCTTGGTCGCGCATATGCTCCATCTGATTTGTGCTCAAACCCAGTAAAATTTAGTGGCAGACTAACATATGTTCTTTCTGTGTAGGGAGACTCATAGTCTCTAAATACTATAGAAGAATGATAAGGAGTAAAATAAACGTATCCAGAGCCTACCTGGAGCATATATAATTCTACAATGTCTGAGTCTACATTTAGCTTATTAATATCAGCTACTACGTCACTCATGTTACAATCCTTCCTTTAATAGAAACACTAGAATAATTTGCATGTATCCTTCTAACAGACCAATCTGTTATAAATACCTCTTTATTTCCATCTGGAAAAACTACTGTTATAGGGCCTGTTAAAGACTCAAGATATAAGTCTATAGTTTTAGCTGTAGTAGCAAGAGTATTATTTATTGTAAATTGCGTAGTAGATTTAGTAGTGTTTATACCGTCTGCTCTAGATTGCTCTAGTGGGTATCCCATAGCTTCTTGAAACTGAATTAAATTTATTTCACTTTCTAAGGTTGGTTTTCTATCAATATCTATCTGCAAGGCACCGTTACCTGTAAAAGAGTCTGGAATAGTAAAGTGCATTATCTTTTAACCTCTCTTAAACTGAACCCCAGGGAGTAAACTTCTCCATTTAGATAGTTTTTATTAAATTTTTCTACAACCGCATTAATACTAGTGCCATCAATTAATAAACCATTTACTAAGCCTCCGGCCAAACTATTAAAATACGATTCAACTAAGTCTACTTCTGACGTAGGCCTATTAGAAAGACTGCATTGTAAGATACGTATACCTGGCCCTAGCGGTACAGATGAGAAATAGTTATCTCCAAACTCAGAAATTCTTTCTTTCTTCTGTCGAGTAATAGTAAAATTATTGTCTAGAGAAACAGAAACATCCCCAGTTCCTGTAAAGCTATTAGGTATTACAAAATAGGCTGCCATTATGCTGCTCCATACTTATTAAGAATTCCTCCAGGCATCTTTTGCGCAACTAGCTCTTTTTGTACCGCAGTTGCAACTAGAGCACCAAGGTTTTGTAGGTCTTTACCACTGCTTTGTGTCTGTGAGGTTCCAGAGCCGTCCATAGTAATATTAACAGAAACATTATTTTGTTGGTTAGTTCCACCATGCATTTGTACTGGAATAGCCCGTCCATTAGGTAGTGGAACTACAGCTTCATTCATACGGCCTTCACCTACTAGATAAGTTGGTGTAGACACTATACCAGCAAGACCATCTCTAGGTCCTACAATACCACCATTAGCATATTTTTTAATCATACCGCCACCAGCACCAACTTCAGTAGCAATTATACCGCCACCTGCCCCAGGTATTGGTATTCCAGCAGCTTGTAGTGCTTTGACAACAAGAAGCTGAACAATAATTTGCATAATTTGTTGTAGTATAGCTTTTGCCATAGCTGCAAAAGCTTCACCAGCGCTTTTAGAACCCTCAATCATTGCCGTAAATGCGTCAGTCATTCCCGAAGCAATAGTTCCTGCAATTTCTGCAAGCCCTTCTGATACAATTTGATTTTCTCTGATTGCTAGAGTTGTTTTCTTTATCTGAGATACAGTACCTGGGTCTGCTAATACTTCTGCTACTGATCTTTTACTATCTGTTGCTTCTTGCTGGACTAGCCCTGCAAATATATCGCCTCCTCCTGCAATACTCATTCCAAAACCTGCTGCTGCTATTTGAGTACCTGCTTGGGCTTCTCTTTCGGCTGCTTGCAGTCTTCCCTCTAGTGTTATAGCTTCTTGTTGTGCAAGTATTTGGTCTAACAGTGCTCTTGTTTCCTCTAGAGATAGATTATAAATATTTGCATTTTGTAAGTCTGTTTCTACTAACCTAGAAATTGCTCTTGAAAGTCTATCCCTTTCTCTCAGGGCCTCATTTCTAGCTCCTTCTGAAAGAGTGGTGTCATTAACCAGTTCTTGTTGCCTCTGTAAATCTGTGTAAAGGTCTCTTGCTTGAACTTCCATTTGACTACTTTGTTCTACTCGTTTACTAACCAGGTCTCCTAGCTTGTTTTCTAAATCTACTTGCTGTCTTTGAAGCGCAGTTCTTTCTGAAGAAGGCAAACCTGCTGCTATTAAAGCAGTATCTTCCCTAGCTCTAGAAATACTAAGTCTTAAATCTTTTTGGGCTCGAAGTTGATCGTTTAAGCTTTTATTAAAGTCAGCTTCTGCTTTTAACTGTGCGTTTCGTAGCTGACTGATATTATACTCTGAATTTAAAGCCTGTATTAGCGCTTGTCTAAAATCTACCTCTGCATTAAGAGTATTTATTTTTGCTTGTGTATCAGCTCTTGTACGAGCATTAATTTGTTCTCCTTGTTCTAAAAGAGTATTATATGCGCGGGTAGCATCTACAAGGTCTAAAAGAGAATTAATGCCTTCTTGTGGAAAAGTTACTTCTGTACCAGCTAAAAAAGCTTCTAATTGTTGTGACGTAGTAATAGGTGTTTCTTGAGCTGCAGCTTGTCTAGCTATTTCTAATCCACTTACTGAGCCAGTTATTTGACCAAACTCAGCATCAAAAAATGATACTTGACCTTGTAGCTGCGCAGCTTCTGTGCTACGCAGATTTCGTTGTGCAGCACGAAGTTTGTACCGCTCTAACGTGTATTCTGCGTCTATAATTGCTTGTCTTGCCTCAAGTCCTGCTGTTTCTATGCGAGCTTTTTCTCTAGCAGCAGTTAATTCCTGCTCCAGCTGTAGTGTTTTATTTGGAGCCTGCTCTGTACCAAACTTTTCTAGATTATTAATTTTAGTTTGAATATCTGATTGTTTGCGCAACTCACTTGTTATACTCTTTTCTACCTTTTGCAGCTTTTCCGCATTTTTTAAAACTTCTATTCTTTTTTCAAGCACAAACTGTTCTATGTTTCTCGCAGCGGCTTTTGTTGCAAGCTCACCTGTTCTAACGTTTTGTATTACACTTGTAGCAAGATCAGCTAATGCTGCTTTTTTTCCTTCAATATAATCTAAGTCTGCTTTTTGACCTTTTGCTTCTTCTGCTCTAAGTTGTGCTTGTAAGGTAGAAGCAGTTTCAAAAGCCTGCGTAAAGAAAACGCCGTCCTCAGAGGATAAAGAATCTAGTTCAGCAGCTAAACTTGCGCCTCCCTTTCTTAGTTCATCAAAAGCACCTACAGTAGCTTCAACACTAAATCCTGCATCCGCTATAGCAAGCATTTCTTGTTCAATTAGTTTTATTGAGTCTGCAACATCACTATAGTTTGTTTTTGTAAATGCAGGCCCATAAAATTTGTCAATAGCCTGTCCTGCTTTTTTTGCTCCATCTGCAATATTAGACCAAGAGTTTTCTAGGGCTTTTATAGCATCGTACTCTTGTTTTAAAAGAGATAGATAGTCTTTTCCAAGAACTATAGCGCTTCTAATACCTTTTGAAGTAGCTTCTCCTCTTAAAAATGTTATTCTTTGTAAAGTTTGCTCAATAGCGGCGCCTTCTTCATTTGTAAGCCCTGCAGATTCTGCTATAGTTTGAGGCCCTTTAAACATTTTAAATATATTAAAATCAGGTGCATATGCTGCTGCCATATCGGTTGAAGTAAGTTTACCTTGTTCAGCAAAATATGCAGCTGCACCTGCCTGAGCAGATTGAAGCTTTTCAAGCATATTAATTAATTCGCCAATATTTTTAATAGCTGCCTGAAATGCAGAAGAATAGTCTCGTATTTCCATAGATTTATTTATCTGCTTGCCAACCTCTTCAGAACTTTTGGCTAGTTGTCCTAGATCAGAAGTAACTTTTTTAACTTCAGGACTTAATCCTTTTGCTCGGTCTTGCATAGCTTTAAAGTGTTTAGCTACTTCTCCGAAAATATAAAATGCTGCTGTAATAGCAAGCATGGGTAGCATAGCTCCTATTAAAGTAGTCACGAGCGAAACTGTGCCACTAATAATACTGCCTAGTATTCTAAGTCTAACACCCATTAGAACAAATGTTTTTGATGTCCGTAAAGCTACTTTATCTAGCATACTAAAGCCCCCATGTAGTAGTTGTGCTTCTTTAGTAGCTACTCGCATCTGAACTTTAAGTGCCTTTATAGACCCCGCTGCTTTTCCATCTAATCTACTAAAAACATCCGCTGTTACTCCTGCCGAAGTTCCAAGTGCTCTAAAAAGCCCAATTCCACCGGTTGAAAATAACTTCATAGTTTTTGAAGTTTTTAAAAAGGCACTGTCTGCCCTTGCAACAGTTTTTGGTATAATATCACCTATAATTCCTGATAAGCCTATAAATTTAATACCCAAACCTTCTAATGCTTTTCTAACTAGAAAGAGTCCTGGGATAATAAGTAAAAAAGGATTTTCAGAAAAAATATTTGCAAGAGGTTTTAATACAAAGTTTAACAGATTAGCAAAAGCAGTAGCAAGATCTCTAGCTGCTGCTGCCAGCTTGTCATATGGGTTCGCTTTAATGTTTTTAGATATATCACCAAACTTACGTTCGCCCTCTTCAAGCACTGCGTTTAAGAAGGCTTGTCTACGTTCGGTAAGTGTTAAGCTAGAAGCTGTCTTTTGGTTTTCAATAGCATACTGCTTTACGGCCTCGTCTAGGCGTACCATGATGCCCAGTTCGTCAAGCAGTTCGGGTTCTAGCTTAATGGCACCACGAGTTAGTCGATCCATAGATTCGGACAAATCTCTACCCAAAGCTAGACCAGCGCCTCTGGCAACCGCACCCAGTCTTTGAATTTCATCTGATCCTAGGCCAGCAGAAGATGCCTGTGCAACTGCTCTCATAGCATCTGCAGTTGAAATAGCGTTATCGGTAACTTCTTTTAGACCTTGGGCAGTTAATTTTAGAGACGTTCCTCCTCGTGCTCCCATAAGCTCTAGACCTTGAGTAAGCTGCTCAACACGGGCTGCTTGAGATAAAGCCTGAAATGCTGCGCTTAGCGCAAATACGTTTGCAGCAAGTGTAGCATATGCACCAACAAGAGTACCTCCTACACCGCGGCCTCCGCCTTCGCCAGCGGCAATACCTGCCATACCACTAAAGTTTTTTCCTTGTGCTTGTCTACCTCCTGTAATGCCCCTCATACCTCTATATTCGGTGCCTCCAATGCCCGCAGCACCCATAGCACCACTACCAACTTTTGTAGCAGCCAGTTTTTTATTCATAGAATCTGCGGCAGCATTAGCCCTTTCTAGGTCTTTTTTAAACTTTTCAGTTTTCCTAGCAACTTTTTGCGCTCCAGTTTCCTGAAACGTAAGCCTAGCAACCAGATTCATAATTTTTGACATTACTTTTTCTTCTTTATGTCATCGTACATTTTCTTTATTTGCTTTTGGCTTTTGTCTATATAAAAAGCATCTATCTTATTAAGAAGATCTAAAAGCAGTAAAGTATTAGTTATACAAAATATGTCGATGAGAATTGGGAGCGTGGTATAATCTTTTCCTGTATACCCTACGTCCCCGTAGACACGATTTCCTAATTTACTGTGTATAGTGACAGCTAACTGAGCGTCTTCTGGCAAGTCTTCGAACCCTAGAGGCATAAATTTAGGATCGGGTTCTTTTCCTAATTGCTCTTGTATCATTAAATACTTATCTTTATTTATGGGTGAGTCTTGATCTTTTAAGTATTTATCTAGTATTTCAAAAAGCTTTTCTTCTTCAGTTTCTTTGAAAGTTGGTCAAATCAAAAATCACATCATTAAGCCAAGAATCAAATATAGTAGAATTCTTAGTCAAGGCAACAGCTTCTTCTGGAGAGAAGTCAATTAGCTCTTCTGTATCAGCACCTTCGGGCAAAACAATAGGAAGAAGCGATGAAGCATGTTTTAGTGTAAACCCTTTCCAATCTAGTACACAGCCTTTTACAAACTCTGTAATAAATAGTTCAGAATCAACAGTCTCTTCTTTTTGCCTGGTTTTTGGACTAAATGTAACTCTTGTAACACTGTTGCGAATTTTATTTAGCTCATCACGAGAGAGGTATGCAACTTTTACCTCAAAGCCATCCAAGCCTTCAAATTCAATCCAGGCTTCTAGCTTATCTGTCAACATTGACGATAATTTACTCATTAATTTCTCCTTATGTAAAAAAATAGCATCTGAGAATACCCAGATGCTATAAGTTTATCTTAACATGATTTTGTTGTCAAGTTAAATTTTTCCAGATTATCCTATTGCTACACCTTTGTAAACTAGGTCTGCTTCATCCTTGTCCGTAATAGTGTCAGGCAGGGCATGGAAATTTACATCTAGACCAATAATATCATCTGTTGCAACAGCAGGAATTTCTAGATGGCAGTGGTCTAGGTTAATTTGCAGGGTTGGTGCGCTTGTACCACCAATATCAAATGCTAGATCAAACTCGTTAGTAATAACATCTGTATTAGCAAGCATATCACTTAGGAAGTCACCAGACTGACCAGCAGTATCGGGCGAAATGTAGCAAGTAAAGTTACCACTAATTGCCTTATTACCAGTAATATGGCCAATAGGTGTATTAACCTGACCAAGCGTTTCTGGTGTTAGATACTGAATATTGTTGCTAAAAGTAATTGATCCTCCAGTAAGTGTGAAAGAGTAGCTTGATTCAAAACCACTGCTACCCGTAAATGTTCCACGGGTACAGGTCATCTGAGTTAGCTTATTACGGATATAGTTATTGGTTGCCGTAACACCCTCAGTTTCTGCTCCTGTAGCATCATAAGAAGCTACAGTTGTTAGTGTTTCGCCATTACCAGACCAATCAATCTGAGCAATACCTTCAACATCAAAATTAATTGTCGCTTCATTTACAGTACAATCTGTTAGCTTATAAATTTCTAGCGTTGTGCTTGCGGTGTAGTTGGCAGAAGCAGCTAGGTTAGCACCCATAACAAAGTATAGGTTAAAGGTACCAAGCTCAGTTTTATCCGAGCCAGCAAAGCTAACATTTAGGTCTGTACCGTCAGCAGTAAGATTTGCCTGTGTTCCGTCCCAAGAAGCAGTCGTTCCACCAAGAGCACCTGTACCAACAAAGTTAGCCCACAGGGCTTCTTCTACAGCGTGCATATGCGTGCTTGTGTATGCACCTGCACCTCCAGAAACAAATGGACGAATATAGGTGCTAAAAGACCATTCTGCCGGATCAAGAGCGTCATTAAACATACGACGTCCGCGTCTGCTTACTCCTGCACTTGATTCCATCTCGTTCATTGTTACTTCTGTCGTCGTATTACCCTGAGTAAACGAAAATCCGTCCAGAACTGGGATTTCCCAGATGGCTGACGGAGTACCAGTTTTCTCAAGGTATACTTTTGTATCGCGTTTCAAAAGAATAGACATTGTGTCTCCTTATAACTAGTTTCCTAGTAATGGACCCTTAAGGTCATCTCTCCGATAGAGATGGGGTCTAACGTTCCTTCGTCTGTACTTATCGAAAGGACCGTTATATCGTGAGTATATTGCGTAGCTCCTGTTCGATCCTCATACGCAAGTCTACCGTTATTTTCTATAATTGTTTCTACGTCTTCTAAAATTGCTTCACAAACTTCTAAAGGGTTATCTTCGTGTATAAAAACCATCAAGCGAACTTCAAGAAATCTGTCTCTATACCCACCTGCTTGATACTCTCTAGTCTCTGTCGAAGCAGTAACACAAATACAGGGAAAGTTAGCTACTTCATCATAGAATTTTAGTTTATTAAAAACATTTTGATTAATATTAGAAACATAGGGGCTTCTACCATTTATTTCTTTTAGCTTTTCTACAATAGCATTTACTATAGCATATCGCCTTGTGGAATAAGTTCTAGCTGTCATTTTAACTCCGTTCTAAAAACTCTACCGAACTTTTCTTTAGTTACACTATTAATAGCTTGACTGATAATAAAACCTGGATCTCTTTCTCGTCTGCTATTCCATGGAGAACTACCCTCAGAAGTAGAAAAGACTCTATAAGGACTTTTTCTATATGTATAAGCTAATGCTCCTGCGGGAGTTACTCCCATGATTCTAGCACTTGCAGCAAATTGTCCTGTTCTATTTACTAGCCTAGGAGTATACATTTCATCAATTACTGCTTCTTTAAGCATAAGATTTAACTGCGCTACCATAGGTACAGTCATTTGAGGTGCTGCAAGGGCAGCGGCAGCAAGACCAGCATATGTAGGTCCTTTTTTAGTCTGTTGAGCTTTTACCTTACCTTTTTTAGCTTTCTTAGGCTTTTTAACTTTGGCCTCTTTAGCTACAGGTAAAAACGTATCGCCAACTTTTTTCTTTCCCTTTCTACTCTTTTTAATTTCTTTTAACAGTGTAGGATCATCAAGAGATACGGCTAAGCCAGCAATAAGCACCTGTGCAAGTGCGGGGGTAGAAGCAATTTCACCAGCAGCAGAAAGAGCATTATTAAGAGCTAGTTTTTCGACGGCTGAAGCAAGTCCTCGGTTAAATTTACTAAGACCAGGAATAAAAGGGATTTCTAAACTATGATTAAGAGTTAGATTTCTTGCTTCTATAGTTCCTGTTACTTCCTTATAGTAAACTCCATAAATTCCCTTAAAACCATCTACAGAAGGCAAAGAATCTACAAGTTTAAGAAGATCATCTCTTTTTACACTTGGAGGTAGTTTTTCTAGAGAAACAAGTCTGCCTACTTTTTCGGCTAGTTGTTTATTTTTCTCAACAACTGCTATTTGGTCACTTACATTTCTTATAGCATCATTTATTACTTTAAGCTTTTCCGGATTTTTTGTTCTACCTTGTCTACCTTGTAGTTCTCTAAGAGTTTGCTGTAGGTTTCTTTTGATTTCCTTTATTTGTCCGACAGCAACAGACTCTAAGATATGTTCGATATCTAGGGCAATTCCTGCATTCACACTATCGTCTTTATAGGGGCCTTTAGGAGTAAAAATACTTCCGCTTTTGTCATGAGGATAAAAGCTATCTGGGTCATTAGTGCTACTACTTCGACCTCTAGCAGCAAAAGATCCGTCCTCTCTTTTTTCTAGAAATTGGCCTTGGGCTTCATATGCTACTGATGGTTCCGAGCCACCAGGCTCATAGATTACCAAAAAACTAACAGGTCCTCCATCTGTAACCCCAAAGTTTTTTCTTTTATAGTACTTTTTTAACTCGTCTACACACCACTGTGCCAAGTTTCCGGTAGGAGGGGTGCCTGTAAATATAGTCTTTCTAGGATCTTTTGAATATTTTGCATCATTAACAATAGTTTCAAAAGGACTTACATTTCCTGCTCCTGCACCTGCTTTTGTATGTGCAGCAGATATATCATCCCACTTAACTGAACCTGGACCTGACCGCTCTTGTAAAACTACTCTAGTATAGATTTGGTGTAGGTCGTGTAAATTATCTCGTATGAAATTTTCATATTCTGTAATACTTACTACCTTACCATCAATGGTAGGAACTAGATTTGGAGTTGTTCTTTTATACTGATTTTTCCACTGCTCTATTATAGGAGTTAACATTGTGTTAGGCCGCTGCCTGACATAGTTAGGGTCTTTCTGCCCAAGAGCTAAAGCTACAGCTAAATTTGCTGCTTCTTTTTGCTGGATTGTAATAGGTGGTGGATTTTTAGCCATCTCTATAAAGGTCTAACACACGTTTAATGTGGTCTGGAAAATCTGGTTCAGCACTTACATTACGAATAGTAAAGCTAGTATGATTTTTTTCCGGTTTGTGTTCTTCTTTTAAATAGTAAGTAATAAGGTCAATGACGGCCAGCTTCAAATCTTCTGGGAGAGAGCTGTAGCCGCCTTTATATGTTACTTCCACACTATTAATGCCTTGTGGAAAATCTTTACGATATCCTGAGTCGATACGATAAACTGCATCTAAGTTTGAATCATACCGATATTGATCTGCTGTAAGTGTAATGTAGGCTGCTCCTTCTGTTTCGGACTCAAACTCTTTGACACTAGTAATAGATACAAGAGGAATCTCGCTAAGAAACACTACATTTTGAGGCCATTTGATGCTAAAGGTTTGCACCTTGTCAGAAGCATAATAGTCAATAAAACTACGGCTACAATAGTTTTTGACTAGGTTAGACACAGACGGAACAATAACATTAAGTCTCGTGTCATCGGTGGTTCCGGTGATACCACGAAATGCTTTATATGCGTTAATTGTAACTAAATCAGCCATGTCTATCCTTTAAGGGGTAGGGGGTGCCCCGAAGGGCACCCACCAAGTAAATTAAGCAGCAGCGTACTGACGTGCAGAGATCGGAGTATTCGGGTTAGCGGCGCTAACAGGAATAATCTGGTCAAAGCCAAGACGCTGAGTTGCGATAAGCTCGCGATGCTGCAGACGAGGTACATACTGGGATTCCAGCGTAGCACCACGTAGACGCGGAACAACAAAGCTCCGTGGGTGAATTGCAGCAGCGTAGAACTTGTCAACAGCAGGAACTGCAAACTCGTCTACGAGCATAACGCGAGAGCCGTATACGGAACCAATTTCACCAACTAGCTTGGTAGCAATGGTTGGCGTAACTAGGTTAGCATCAGCAAATTCTGCGTCTTCGAGAAGCTCGAAGTAAGCACGCTGGCTAACGAGGTATACAACTTCCTGAGGACGTACACCATACTTGCCGAGGTTCTTACGAAGCTGGAGTAGGTTGTCCGTGGTAAGAGCGTCGGTTGCAAAAGCAGTCGTGCTCCGCTCGGTTCCGCTAACACCAGTAATGGCCTGAGCCTCGATATCAACGGCGCGCTTAATTA